TGGAGAGAACGACGCCGTAGATGCCGATGGCGTTGTTCTGCATTGCCGCCGCGGCGGTGACCGTAAACGGCGATGTCGTGTCGTTCGCGGTCGCGGCCGACGCCGAGTCGTACGAGATGGTCCCGTCGGATGTGATCTCGATGACGTGGAGATTCGTTGTCTCTTGCGACGAGTTGACCCGGTTGACCGTGACCGTGTGCGACGTTCCGCGGGTGCCACCGATGTTGTAGTAGGCGGAGACCCCGACCGCGTTGGCGCCGCCGAGCAGGCTGGTGGCGAGCGTGTAGCCGTTCGACTTCGAGTCGGTGCAGTCCCCGTTAGCGGACGCGCCGGCCGTGGTGAAGTGAATGCAGATGACGACGATCGTCGAGCCGGTCGTCGATGTCCACGACGGCGACGTGACCGTACCGGCTTGGAATACACCGGTTGCTCCTCGTACACCTGCTACTGAGATCGCCATCTGCCGTCGCCCCTCGCCGCGTCTTCGTCTACGCCTTCGCCGCAACCATCGGAGAAGGCGCGGGCGCGGCACCGGCTAGCGCACGACGGCGACCTCCAAGTATTCCGCCGCCGCTCTCAGCCGAATCGGATCGTCGTCGAACCGGCCGAGGCCGTTGTTGCAGTTCACACACAACACGCCTCGCACCCGCCCCGTCTCATGGCAGTGATCGACCTGCGGTCCCTTCTTCCCCCATTCGCCCGCACCGCAGATAGCACAGACATCATGCTGAGCAAGAAGTAATCCGAGCTCGTCCTGCGTCAGCCCGTATGCCTCGTGACGGCGGGACCGGATCTTGCACTCGTCCGAGCAATAGAGCGCCTTGCCGTACCGCTCCGGCGCAACCAGACCACCGCAACCACGGCAGGGAGGACGACTGCGCTTGGCCTCAAGCGTGCGTTCGGCAATACGGGCGTTGCGCCATGTATTGCCGCACGCGTCGGAACAAAATCTGGCGTGAGGAGCTCGGCCCTCCAACGTCTGGCCGCACTGATCGCAGGATTCTTGGCGTCGTTGAACTCGTCGCGTCCGAGCGTAGCGAGCGCGATCGTCGCATCGCTTTGAGCAGTACATCGCTCCCCATCGCCGAGCCTTGGCCTGGAACATCTCGCCGCAGTAGGCACACGGTCGGTCGATGGCAGGAGCCACTTCGTCCAACTGCCCGTGGTAACGGATTCGTTGATAGCAGGCGGAGCAGAGACCTCGAGCGACGACTGGACGCTGGCAATTTGGTTCGGAGCAGATTCGTGTCATGCTCCATATTATAACCTAAACCGAAATCCTCCACAGACCGTTCGCATGCCACACGACGGTAAATGTGCCATCGGTCACAGATTGAGTTCCACCAAAATAATGGTATGACACGCCTTGGTCGGCGACGGGGGACGCCAGCGTGTCGTCGTAGACGAGGCAGCCGTAGACGTTGGCGAGCGTCGCCGAGCTCCCACCGGAGACGGTGTCGGTGGCGTCCCACATGACGACTCCACCGGACGGGTTGGTGATCGCCGGGGAGGCGAGCGGTTCGCCGGCGGCATCCCACTCGGTGCCGTCCGACACCTCGTTGCCGGATGCCGTCCACTGGTCGACGTTGTACGCCGAGTTCGCCGACGACGCGTCCTTCGACGGGGTGATGTCGTTGTCGTAGAGCGCGACCTTGAACGTGTCGACACCGGTGCCGGACAAGTCGAACGCCGCGACGTTGCCTGCCATGTCGGTGACGAAGGCGCGGAAGATCGCCGATGCTGACCATGCCATTGAGAGTCCCGCCTTTCGCGGCTAGCTGTTGGATTCCGCCGGAGATGGCGGGGAGGTGGCGACGGTGGCCGGGTAGGCCTTGCCGGTCGCGTGGGCTCGTCCGGTGCCGGGGCGGCGGACGGTGACGACGCAGACGTTGTAGGCGGCTCCGGTGCCGGTCGGGCCGGACATCAGGCCCTCATCGATGCGTGGGCGCAGGGGGCGAACACGGCTGTGTCCTGTCCGTGGTCGCGGGTGGTGACGATCGACATGACGGGGCGTCCGTCGCCGTCGACGGTGACGTCCTCCTTGCCGATCCAGTCGCCGCGTTCGACGGCTTCGACCTTGCAGCGGGTGCCGGCCGGCACCATCGGCGCGGTCAGGCCTTTGAGTCCGCGGCAGGAGTGGAACCGGCTGTGAGGGTTCGCTTCGTGGGTGACGTCGGTGTGGGTGCAGTTGGGGCACGTCCACCGCCGCTCGGGGGCGAGGACCGGGATCATCACGCCGTCGGCTGCTCGTTGGGGAACAGGTACACGCCGATCGCGGTCAACGCGGCGATGGCGACCTGCCACCAGTCGTCCTGACTGAACTCGCCGTCGGACAGGGCGGCTTGAACGGTGGTGGCGACCAGGCCGGCGACAGCCACGAACGCCTTCACATATTTGGACACGTTGCCTCCTATGGGCAGGGGACAGTTGGGAACAGCCGCTCCGTCGACGCGTACAGCTCCGACGCCAAACGGAGTACGGCTTCGTCGTCGGTGCTGTCTTCGACCAGGCGGGCGAGCTCGCCGGCGAACAGCACCATCGATTCGTTGGTTCGGTTGTCGAGTTCGCAGTCGCGGCGGATAGACCGGTCGACTTCGTGTTCGAGGTTGTCGATGGTGTCGCGGGCGATGAAGAACCCGCAGGCGGACAGCAGGTAGAGGACGGCGATGGCGATGGCTACCCGATGGTTGGAGAGGAGACGACGCATCTACGCCCCCTCCTTTCCGTTGCCGTTGCGACGCACCCGATCAATCGCGTTACTGACGGGGATGCCCATCATCAGCAGATAGAACGGGAGACGGGTGATGTCCCCGCTCACTACCGCCGAGTGGACCACCAACGCGCATCCGGTCATGAACGAAACGACTTCAAGCCCGAGGCGGATACGGGATGACGTCCACAAGGCGGTCCCTTTCTTCGGCCGCTTGCGGGCGCGACACCTAGCGGACTATTGGCCGACAGCAACCACGATCACGACCACGGCGACGACGGCGACGACGATCAGCCAACCGATGCGAGGCATCACGACGCCTGCGGGCAGATCGCCAGCTTGATCGCCGCCGCCAACTCCTCTGCCGTCACCTGGATCACCACCGGCGGCTTGGCGATCACCTCGTCCAACTTCTTCGCCACATCGGTGACCCCGGACGCGGCGTTCGTCGTACGGGCGTGCGTCTCACGGATGAACGTCTCGTGCGACTGCTTCTTCGACAGGTCGAGCGTCTGCATCTGGCGAGTGAAGATCGCTTCCACCGCCTTGCCGATCTCGGCTTGGATCCATGCCTTGTCGTCGTCGGTCAACTCGTCCTCCGGAGAATCGAAGTAGCCGGACTGCACCAACGGGTAGAGCTGCGGGCCGGGACAGACGGTGCCGGTCGGGTTCGCACACCGCGGGTTCACGTCCCGATGCCCGACCACGTCCAACACGTTCGGGTACTGGCGGCGAACCCACGGCACCCAATCGTTCTTGAGAGCATCCACCTGTGCCGCAGTCGGTGGAGCGGTGATCGCCGTCGTCGTCACCTGGATCGCCACACCGGGCACGTTCACCGCTTGGCAGCCGTTCGCCGCGCAGCGGATGTCGAGGCCGCGGATCTCCCACAGATCGCCGTCGGGGCTGAGCCCGAAGTTGTAGCCGAGCGCGTAGCCGCGGGTCGCCCAGTACGAGTCGTTCATCGCCGCGAGGACCTTGGCGTAGTCGTCGTCCTGGAAGATGTTGTCGGGGCCGTCGAGGTCGGCGTTGCCGCCGTTGTAGTGGATGACGAGCTCGACCACCTGCGACCGGTCCTGGCTGGGTCCGGACATCGGGTTCTTCGAGAAGCGCAGCCATTCGGCGCGGCGGTGGAACGTGTACGCCACCTATGCCCCCACGTCGAACACGGCGATGTAGGCGACCTCCGTCGCCACGCCGACGAAGTCGATGTTCGTCCCCCCCGACGCCCGGTTGCCGGTGAGCTTGTAGGTGTGCGACCCGGCGGAGGCGACGAACGGCTCTGTCTCCACCGAGATCGACAGCGTCGCCGCTGCGGCGGCAGACAGGAACCGTTGCGCCTTCAACGTCGTCGTCGACTCCTGGACGCGGAGAATCCCAGCCTGCCCGTCGGCGTCGGTTGTCGCCCGCACGAACCCTTTCACCACGATCAGCCGATTGGCGCCGCAGGTGACCGTGACGGACATGCCGGTCAGATCATCCGGGCCGCCGGTCACCACGTCGTTCAATGTCGTCGACGTGGTGACCCCGAGGCAGCCTTGACGGATCCAGTTGGTGCCGTCGTACCACAGGACCCGGCCGGTGTCGGTTTCGTAAATATGCTGCCCCTCCGTCCCCGACGGACGGGTCGCTGAGGTGACGATCGAGATGACCTGCTCTGTCAACCACGCGTCGAGCTGGCTGATCGACGGCGCGACGCCATCCTGGAAATCCGGAACCGGCATGGATGGCCTCCGCCGTCAGAAATGAATCGGGGCGCCGGGATACACCAACACTTCAGCGTCGGCGCCGACCGTCCACGTGTTCCCGTTGCTGTCGGCCGTGGACGTGTCCGACACGTCGGCCAGATCGTTGGCGTCGAAGTCCGCGAACTGGCCTGACCCGGTCGAGAATCGAACCCGATGGATGTGACCGAGGAACGGCGACGCGTTCGATGGTTGATTCCCGATGATGAGGTGTGTCCCGTCGTTCTTCACCGACGCCACCCCGGCCGCCGACACGGTCGACCCGAGCTGCACCCAGTCGGAAGACGTCGGCAGCGATTCGCCCGACGGCGCCGTGTAGAAGCGGGTGGCGTGATTGCCGGATTCGTTGAAAGACAGCGTGAACCGCACCCACAACGCCTGTCCATCAACGGCGACCGGTGAAGCTGTCGAGGTGGCGGTTTCTTCGCCGCCTCCGCCGTTCCACAGGATGCGCAACGTTCCCGTCGTGGCGTTCAGCCAGAACACCCAGTCCCTATTCGACGCTGAGGGATTGTCGTCGGTGGCGATGAAGTTGTTGACCGCCGGTGTCCAATCGTCGGGAGCGATCCGAGCCATGACGGTTAGATGGGTGGTCAGCGTCGGGTTCGGATCGGGCGTGGACACCTTGTCATTGGCGGAACCGCCGTCAAGCTCGACAACAGTGCCACGCCCGGCGAACAGCGACTCGCCGGCCACCGCCCACGGCGCATCGTCCGCCGACGTCTGCGCCGGCACCAGATACAGCCGCACCGTCCACACCCCGCCAGCGTCGAACGAGTGCTCGATCCCTTCGACCGTGCACTCCTGCTCAAACGCGGCGCCGACATCGTTGGCGGTGCGATGCACCTCCACCCGCCAACCCGGCTGGACGCCGAGCACGAACGGCCACACGGTTGCGTCAGTCTGGCGTTCGTGCTGCGGGTAGATGGTGACTTCGGTGAACCGGGTCACCCGATCCTTGCGGCGACGCAGGATGAACGCCGCGTACTCACCAACCGTGTGATCGGAGTGCAGGCCGAGCTTTGAGAAGGCTTGCGAGAACGTCGCCCGCCGGTTGCGACGGGGCACGTAACGGCGTTGCGGCACCCCGCCGTCGCGGGCGGCGTACACGTCGTTGATGATCGTGTCCTGCGACGCTGGGACGGTGACGATGTCCGAGTACCACACGGACCCGGTGTCCGCGAGGTCGTCGGAGAGAGTCGCCTGCACGACGGTCGCTTCGGTCGCTTGGATGTCCCACATATGGTCGTGGAACACGATCCGTCCCGACCCGTCGACGTAGCGGCGCCCCTGCTCAGTGACGGTCAACTCGTCCAGGTAGGACTCGACCGACCCGGACGGAGGGCCGTGGACGTAGCAGGAACCGGCGTCGACAGCGGTGAGCGCGTCAGGCCAACCGGCAGCCTTGAGCACCATCGCCATCCGTTCCCCGGTGAGCTGCAATCCGAGCCCGGTCTTGGTGCAGACGTGGTGTTCGAGGATCGACTGCGGGTCGAGGTCGGAGCCGTAACCGGCGATGTGACCGACGGTCACCCCGCGAGGCGACAAAATGACTTCGACGTTCCCCGACGACGTCGTCGTCGCTACCGTGCCGGACGTGGCCGACACGGCGAGCTGACCGGCGACGTAGAGCTGCATGACGGTCGTCGGCCCGGCGATGGTGGTGATCCGGGCGGCGATGTGGACCGGCTTCGAGAAGTCGTCGCGGGGGACATCCTCCGTCGCCAGCGCCGCCAGCGACTGAGCCGCCGCACCCTTCGCCGCCCGAGACGCATCCCTGGCCGCCTCTGCGGCCCGTTGCGCAGCGGTGGCGGCACGGCGGGCCTCGTCGGCGATGCGGATCGTCTCGCGGGCGTTGTCGCCGCCGAACGCCAACGCGATCCGCTCCCAGAACGCAGCGTCGACGACGGCCTTGCGGGCAGCGTCGGCGTTACGGACCGCCTTCTCGTGCTCCTTCGTCGCCACCGCTGCCCGTGCCGCTTCGACGGCGGCGGATGCGGTGGCCGGGTCGTTGAAGTAGTTGCGGTCCAGCAGATACCAGTCGGAGGACCGGTCGTTCGTGCCGTCGGTCCAGTCGACCTTGACCCACGTCCGTTCATGGAATCGACCCGACGCGCCGGTCTCCCCGTAAGAGCGGCGGACGGTTGCCGTCCACGCCGCCAACCCCGTGTTGAGCTGGAACAGCTGCTGGTCGTAGGTTTCGGTGCCCGACCCGGTGTAGGCGGGGAACCGGTTGACGCCGACGTCGATCACGAAGTCGACGGCCGGAAGGTCGACGTCGCCGTCAGGGTGGACGTTCGTCGCGGTAGCAGTGCCACCGGTGGCGGCGTAGGGGCCGGTGGTGCCGCCGTTGCCGAGATGTTCGGCGATCGCGATCTGTTCCATCCCGGTCGGCAACGCGCCGGCGAAGTCGTTGTCGGATGCGTCACGGGTGTAGCCGCCCAGCGAATCGTCGAGCGGGTAGTACACGGTCGGGTCGTCCTGCAACACCCGCAGCTCGTACTCGGAGACCGGGCAGGCGATCTGCGTCAGGATCGACGCCGCGTCGACGATCTCGAGCGGGGTGGAGATGGCGACGTCGGCGGCGCCGCCGACCGTCTGCTGCGGCCACGCCTGCACGAACCCGCACAGCATCCGGTACGTGACGCTGTTGTAGGTGGCGGAGATGCGGGCCGGGGTCATCTCCAACAGCTCGCCGAAGTAGGGGCCGGCGGCGTAGTCCGGGTCCAGCGACCGGTCGTCAGTGATGTTGTCAACGCTGCCCCGTGACGGTTCGGAACCGACGAGCTCGGAACGGCGCCCCCGGAACGTGCCGAACCGGACCCCGTCGCTAGTGAGGTCTTCCCAGGTATGCGATTCGGCGAGCGGCAGCTCACCGTCGAGCGCGGCTTCGATCAACAGACCGACACCGGGGATCACCGTCGTGGCGGTGTTCCCGCCGGTGCCGCCGCCGCCGCCGCCGATTGCCCCGGTGATCGTGAACGACAGGGCGGAGCCGGTGTGCGACCAGCCGCCCCCCGACTCGTAGTAGAACTCGACATCCCCATCCGTGGTGTCGGTGCGGATCACGTCCCGCCACCGCAACACCGTCGACACCGACGACGTGGTGCCATCTCCCAGCGACCCGTAGGTGGTGGTCGTCCCGGCGTCCGCCAGGAAGTTCGACGGGATGCTGTATTCGGACTGGGCGCAGACGTAGACGGTCCAGTCGTCGATCGCGACACCGGTCACGGCAGGGATGATCGGCAGCGACCCGTTGTCGTCGATGTCCGTGTCATTGAACGTCACGGTGCCGTCGACGAAGTAGGCGTCGACCCGCACCACGTCGGCGTTGCTCACGGTCGCTGTCACGCCGCCGGTCACGTCCGCTCCGACCGTCGCCGTGTAGATCGCCGTCAACGACTGGCGGGTCGTGTCGTCCGGGTTGGCGTCCTTCGCGATCGTCGACGTCAGAGCGTTGGGGGTGTCGTCGTAGGTGAGCGTCCCGAGCGTGTCCGTGATAGCCGGATTACCGAGCGTCGACCCCGACTCCGCGGCGGCTTTCACGGTGACGATCAGCGTCCCCCCCTGGACGAGCCCGGACAGGGCAGGCGTGGTCGACGCGGTGCCGAGCGTCGCCCGGCCGGTCAGGTAGGTGAGGGTGGGCATTCATCGACCGCCCTGACGCTCGTAGGCTCGAATCGCTTCGACCACTTGCCGGCCGACCTGAGCGTTCGCCGGATAGTTGAGAACAATCGCGCCGGGCTGCATGACGATCGTCGTGCCACCGCCGCCAAACCCGCCGCGAGCGCCGAGACCCTCAGTCTTGCGACCCCTCTTGATCGCGTCGACCACATCAGCGGAGAGGACGAACTCGCCGCCGTGGGCCAACGTCATCACCGGAGCTCCAACCGGACCAGGGATCGGACCGCCCATCTGACGGATCGGGCCACCGAACCCGGGGCCACTGCGCTCGATGATCTGAGCATTTATGACCGCGTTCCGGGTACGAGCCAAGAACCGCAACGCCTCTTCCGCCGACCCGGTGTTCGCCGTAGCGGTGACCTCGGCCTGCCGATCCCGACTCACCTCATTGAACTTGCGTTCGGCCTCGTCGATCTTGCCCTGCTCGATCAGAGCAATGATGTCCGTCACCGACTCGTCGGGGAGATCCTGCACCTCTTGGTCGTATTCGATGACCTTGCGGATCAGGTCGTTTTGTGCTCGTTCCTGGTCACGGGCCGCAGCCTCAGCCTGAGCACCCCCTGTCCTAGCTGCTTCGGCCGCACCCCATGTCGCCTCGGCGACCTTGTCGAACCCATCCGCGATGTCGAGCACAAGATCCTCGACGTCGATCAGTCCGAGAAGTGCCGATGTTTCATCACCCAACGTGGACACAGCGACCGCTGCCGTGTCGGCCTTCTCTGCCAGGAAGCCGAGGTCGTCCGCTGTCCCCGAGAACTGGCCGCCAGCGATCGACGTCTGACCGGCCACACCTTCGACGGTGCCGCCGAGACGTTGCAACTTACCGATGCCGTCATCGATGATCCCCCAGGTGATGTCGAACGCGCCACCGAGCAGGTTGACGTTCTCGTTGTCGGGGAGCTTGTTGAGAATCTCGATCAGCACCGCAGCCGCTTCGGCGGCGCCCGCCAGAGCCGGGATCAACGATTCCCCCAAGGCGAGCGAGATGTCTTCGATCGCGTCGCCGAGTCGGTCCTGTGCCTCCCGTAGTTGCTTCGCCTTCTCGATCTCAGACTCGTCGATGATCTTCGCGTCAGACACGTTGGCGAGCAGCCCGTCGAGCCGCTCAAGACTGCCGTTTGTCTCCGAGATGATCGGCGCGAGTTCCATCCATGAGCGGCCGAGAATCTTCTGCGCAGTCGCCGCCCGCAACGCGGGATCTTCGATCTGACCGAGCCGAGCGACGACATTGCGGAACGTCGCGTCGGTATCGACGACGCCGTCCTTCGTCCGTTGGATCGATACGCCGAGCTCATCGAACGCGGCAGGACTGTTCTTCACGGCCCGGTTCATGAACCCGATCGCCCGCTCGACCGTGTCGGCGCTGACACCCACGTCCCCGGCGACCTCTACCCAACGGGACGCCGAATCGAGGCTCGTGCCGGTCGCCGTCGAGAACTCGTCCACGGCGAGCGCTAGATCGCGGAACTTGCCGACCGAATCGGCGACGAACTTGCCAACGGCGAGCCCGGCGGTGGCGAGCGCGGCCGGACCGGCGACCGCGAAAGCCTTGTCCATCGCCGAGGCTGACAGCCCGACCTTCGACCCGAAATCGCGGAGCTTGCTTTCGAGCTTGCCGACGGACCGTTCCGCTTCTGCGGTCGCCTTCGTGAACCCCTTCGAGTCGGCGATGATGTCGACGCGCAATGTCCGGTCAGCCATCACGGCCCCTTGTTGAAGATCACTTCGATGGCGTCGCCGTACGTGTCGACGATCCGTTCCCGGTTCGCCTCGATCGAGGAGTACAGCATGTAGTCGGGCCTGCGCCGAACCGGCGCCCAGTTGTACCCGCGGTACGTCCCAGTGCGACGACGGCGGGGCACGTTGTGGTAGGCACCGAAGTTGGCGCCCATGTCGTACGGTTTGCCGCCGAGACGCACCGCCGCCCGCGCTAGTGACCGGACAGCCTTGATCCTGCTAGCGGTCGAACGTTGCATCGTCGAACCCGCCCGCTGCCGGGCGCCCTTCACGACGATCTCTGCCACGTCGATGTTCGCCTGGCGCAACTCGCGTTGACGTTCAGCGTCCTCGCATCGCTTCAACGCGGCTCGCAGCTCCCGCATCCCAGTCACACGAACAGCGTCAGCCATCACGCCCCCGATCGGAACGACTCGCCTAGCAGCCGGATCTCTCGCCACGTCAACGAGCGAACCTGCTGCGGCGTCCAATGGAACCGGTGGGCGAACAGAACTAGCCACTGGTCGAGGGGGTCGCCTCCGGTAAAGGGTCAGGCAACCCGTCGACGAACTCGTTGGCGAGCCCGTCGTCTGGTACGACATCGAAGACGGTCAGCGCGTCCTGAGCGGAAAGTGGGCGGGGTTCCACTCCAACCCGGCGACACGCCCGGTCGTACAGCTCCTGAGCCACCCGCCCCGATTGGAGAGGACGAGAGGACACCTGATACCAGGCCAACCCTGCCGGTTCCCCGATCTCGTCGAGCTCGGTCAGAGACCACGAGTCGACACGGACAATGTGGGCGGCGTCGACGCGGATGATCCAATGCTGGTCAGCCACGGGCGGATGGCCTTTCTGTAGAAGGGGTTAGCCGACCTTCGCGATCGCCGACGCCGCCGACCACGTCCCGTTCATCGTGATCGCGCCACCGGTCGAACCGGCCGCCGAGAAGTCGAAGAACGCCGTACCCCACCAGTAGACCCCCGGCGCGTTCGAAATATCCGGGTAGAGGTACACCTTCCTAGCCACGCCCTCGAGCGCCGCAAGGTACGTCTGTGTGGTGGCGTCATCCCAGAATCCGGCGAAGTCACCCGACGCGTCCGGCAGCCCGGCGACGTACGTCTTGTTCGAGTCGCCGAACGCAGTGACGTCGAACCGTTCCGACGTCTGGTTGAACGTCCACGAGTTGAGGAACGCCACCGGCTCCGCGGTGCCGCCCGAAGTGAGGTTGATGTAAAGCCGCCCGTTGCGGCCGGCACGTCGAGTCATCTCTGACCTTCCCTATTGTGACGTGGTGGATCCGGGCGCCGGTCAGCGCACGGTCTTCGGCGCACCATCGACGAGACGCAACAGGCGAGCTGTGCTCTTATCGAAGGTGCGATCGGCTACCACGTCACGGGCCGAAGCCGCGGCAGCCTCACGCTCCGAATCGTGGGCGAGCCACCATCGGAGCCGATCTATGAAATCCCCCGGATCGGTGAACGTCGGCAACATCGGGAACAGCCGATCGCTCTCCGGACGAGGAGAGCGGAGAAAGAACGTGCCGGTAGCGGCGAGTTCAATCTCTCGGGGACCGGCGGCTACGCCGTCGTTGCGGCCACCTTCGTTGATCTCCTGCCGGTACACGTTCGCCGACGCCTTGCACGACCGGTAAATGTCCACCGTCCGGTCGTTCGGGCAGCACACGCCGAGGTCGTCGATCAGATACTTCGTGATCGGCGAGTCCTCGACGATCTGCCAGTTGCCGGCCAACCGGACTTCGATCCCGTCGAAGTCGCACGCCTCAAAGAACTCGACCCGTGACGGGAACCCGGTGCCGACGAACGCGAAATCGCACTCGAACTCGGGGACCTTCGGCCCTGGACAGTGCAGGTCCGGGTCGTAGCTGTGCGGGAAGTAGTACGAGCGGGGGTTGACTTGCCGGTACACGCCGAGGTTCAACGGGTCGTTGACGACGACAGTGTCAACGTGCTCGGCGACCTGCAGTTGTTGGCGGTCTTCGTAGGGGGATTCGGTGAACCAGGCGACCGTGTGATGCGGCCGCTTCTCCAACACTTCGAGGATGATCGGCGGCATGAAGAACGTGGAGACGATGACGATGACGTCAGGCCAGAACTTGTAAAGCTCACCGAGGAGCGATTCGGCGGCGAGACGAATCGCGCCCTCGTGGTCGAACGCCTTGCGGCGCTCCCCCTCGACTTCGAGCTCGATCATGCTGTAGAGGTTGAGCCGGTCCCCGAAGTTGAAATCAAACACCTGAACGCCGTTAGCGCGTAGTCCCTTGACGAGTCCAGCGTGGACGTCAGCCACCGAGAAGGCCGGGCCAGGATGCACGACGAGGACTCTCACGGGCATCCCTTCCGCCGAGATGGTTGAAACCGGAACTAGCCGGCGAGCACTTCGAGCGTCACCACCGCCGACAACCCGACGAGCGCCTCGTTGATCGTCAGCTTCCCGAAGTCGGTCACCGTCGTCGCCGTCGCCGACGACACCACGTCACCCAACGTCGGATCTGCTTCGAGCACGGCGAGCGTCTCGATGAGCAACTCTTGCAACGCCAACGCCGAAGACCGGTCGTCCACATGCGGGACGACGACCCGTACCGGCAGGATGATCGTCCCCGACGAATCCCCGAAGTAGGTGACGACGTCGACCGTCTCCGGCCATTCCACGATCAGGCACGGAGTCTCCGGTTTGTCCGGCGGGTAGCCGTACACCTCGACGCCGGCCAGCGCCGTCAACGTCTCGGCGGCGGCGTCCATCACTTCGACGAGCGTCGCCATCAGGCGACCATGAGACCGCGGCGGGCGTCGGCGCGACGGTAGATGTGCAACAACTCCTCAACCTTCGGGTCTTCACGAACCCGGATCAGCAACCCGTCGACGCCGTAGCCGGCGACACCGAACGGGGCGTCCTTCCGCTTGTAGGTGCCGGCGGCGAGGACGCGGCACGCCTGCTCCACATCGGCAGGGACCGCCGCCCATCCCCACTTGGCTGTCACCTGCAACGTGCGGCGGGTGGCGAGCCGGAAGCACTTGGAGCCGACGGCGGCGATCCGCCAATAGGGCCACCCTGATTCGCCGTTGGGGCCGATCCCGTTCGACGGTTCAAGCTCGAAGTCGGTAGACGTTGTCCACGTCGTCTCGAACACGCCGTCGCTGTCCTCGTCGGTCTTGACGACGAGCGTCGCGGTATCCCAGAAGTCGTTGACGATCGCCAGCGCCGTGTTCGTCGGAGCGAAGGTGCGGGCGGTCGCCGCCGCGTCCGCGTCGAAGCGGCGGCCACAGAACGAGTTGACGTCCCTTTCTGCGGAGGCGATGGCGTCGGCGATGTTCGGATCGTTGTCGGAGACGGTGATGCCCATGTACGTCTTGAACGCGTCAGGCGACAGGTACGTCATCGGAGGTCACCTCCACCATTCGGATCACGCCGAGTCCATAGCAACCCGACCGGAACTCGCACTCCCACGGCTTGCCCGTCAAGTAGTGCTCGATCGCTCGCCGCACCGGGAACGCTGCGCACGTCGGGTCCGCCTCCGGGTGCGGCAACTCCGTGTCATGCAACAGGACAACGCCGCCGGGCTTCACCTTCGGGACGTAGGCGATGAGCTCGGCCAGCGTCTGATCGTAGGTGTGCAGCGTGTCGACGAACACGATGTCGACGTCGTTGGGAAGCTCATCGACGATGCGGAGATCGTCGGCCCGTCTCGGGGTCCAGAACGGTGCCTCGAACCAGGCGGGCGGCACCATCATCGGCATCGGATCCACCGACCAGAGATGACCGCCGACCTTCTCGATCGCAGCGAGAAACGCCGCCGTCGAGTTGCCGGCCCGCACCCCGAGCTCGATCACCTGTGGTTCGGTGCGGTCGGCGACCTCTTGGTAGAGGACCGGCAACCAGTCACAGATGTCGGTCCACTCCAGACACCGCTGCTCGTACTCGTAGGCGAAGCAGGTCATCGGTCGCTCGCATGACCAGCGATGCCAAACCAGCGGTTGCGCCACAGGTTCCCGGGGATCGGCGTCGGCTTCAACCCGTACTGATCGAGGATGACCGGCAACGACAGCTGATCCTGGTAGGTCATCAGGTGGTTGTGAGCGAACCAGGCGGCACCGAACTGCAGCACCGTCGGCGTGTGCCTGCGAGCGAACGTCGTCGACGCCCACAGCCCGCCGTTCTGCGGCCACCCCCGCGACCGGTACAAGGCGACCTGTTCCTCGAGCGGCTGCCCGACGTACTTCTGCATCGTCCGCGACACGGCCGCTTCCTCGTAGATGCAGGTGCGGTCCGGATGCTCGAACATCGCCAGATCGGACGTGGCGAGACAATCGTAGAGGACATCGAAATAGTCGCTGCCGTCGACGAGGGCGACGGACCCGTCCAACCAGACGGAGACGTCCGCTTGCGGTGGGTGGGTCTTCCACCATTTCGCCGCCACCCGAGGATGCTGGTACGGCAACGGCTCGCAGCGGACATCCCACCCGTCGCCGTTGAGGTCCGGGTTGTCGGTGTAGCAGATCCACTCGTCGACGAGCGGATGGTCGGGGTGCGGCTTGAGCGAGTCGTAGTCGCCGTAGATCGCTGTGAACGCGATCATGCCGCTGCCACCCGCAGCTCACGCCGATACCAGTCGATCGTGTGCTTCAGCCCGTGCGGCCACGGTCTGCCGCATTTCGGGACGGCAGCGACCACCCGTGTCCATTCCGGCTCACCAGGACGCATCGGGAAATGCTCGAGGTACGAGTCGGAGTCAGTCGCTTCGATGATCTTCCACGCCGCCGCCACGACAGACGTCGGGACACCGGTGCCGGCTTCGGTCACCTCACCGAACGGACCCGACAACGCGTCGACCAGCACGGCGGCGACGTCTTCGACGTGGACGAGGTCGATGAGTTGCAACCCGTCGCCCCACACTTCGAGCGGCATCCCCGTCAACGCCCGGCACACGAACGACGGGACGATCTTGCGGACCTTGGCGGTGCCGTGCGGCGGGCACACCTTCTGCCCGGGCCCGTAGGCGTGGAACGCCCGGACGACGGCGATCTTGTCGCCACGCCACCGGGCCCGAGCCAAGCCGAGGTCTTCGGCGGCGGCCTTCGTGATGGCGTACGGGTTCGGCTGCCCCTTGTGGCCGGTGCCGATCTGCACCACCGGAACGTCCAGCCGGGCGGCGACGTCGTAGACGTTGACGGCGCCTTCGATGTTCACGCGCACCGCTCGAGCCTCGGCGCCGATCATCTCCTCGGTGCCGAGCTGGCCGGCGAGGTTGACGATCCCGTCGCACGGCTCCGCCGCGGACGCGAGCGCCTTGAAGTCGGTGATGTTGTGGTGTCCGTCGAACAGGACGACCGTGTGGCCGCGTTGCTTGAGCTCGGCGGCGACGAACTTGCCGATGAATCCGGCTCCGCCGGTTACCAACACCCTCACGACACAACCTCGTCGCTCTGCACGACCGCAACCGTCATGCCACCGACGACAAGGACCCGCCCGGGATCCAGGAACCCTTCGATGCTCCGCTTGATCTCGGTAGCCGTCTCGTTTGTCGCGCCGACCGGCAACACCAACACGAGCTTGTCGTGCGGTCCGACAACCAGAGCCTGGACGTCTTCCATCTTCATGCGTTCTCCCACGGGCTAGAGAACGCCTGTGCCCCCGTCCGGCCCGTGAAGCGGCAGAGGGCACAGGCGAACTACAGGACTACTTGTCGGCGGCCTTCTTCTTCGGGGCCGGCTCGACGATCGACAGCGCCTCGAAGAACTCGGGGATCACCTGCGGATCCCCTTCGGCGAGCATCGTCCCTGCCGGCACGAATCTGTCACCCTGCCAATGGGCGACGGTGCAGCGCATCA